TGGTCACACTACTCACGCAGTGCTACCCTCTAAAGTGACTACGGATGTCGTCCTCATCCTCATCGGGTTCACCCCAAGCCGCAAGCCACTCGGCTGCAGGCTTGAGCCCGAACTGATACGCGGCCTGCACCAATCCGGCGGCCAGCAATGCAATCTCCAGGATTCGGTACGCGGCGTTAGACAGTAGAGCAAGGTTGGTTACGTCAGGACAGTATGCGTCAGATCCGACTTTGACCCCGAAGCATGCCAGTACAAACGCGATCGTGGCCAATCCCAGGCAGATCAGGATGATAACCCGTGCTTTCCAGCTGCGGCCGTGGTCTTCCCACCATCCGCTCAATCCGGGCACAAACGTCAAGGCGACGCTGACAACCAATGCTACTACAAAGACGATCCAATTTTGGGTTAACAACTCAGTCATTGTGGTCCGCCTCCTAATGCGGTGGCATAGATATACGTGCCCTTGCCCCAAATCTCCTGAGTTGGAGTGGGCACTGCTGTGATCTCGATTATGGTCGGTGACGGTGTTGCAGTCGCTACCGCCGTATTGCGAGGTGCTGGTATGCCTGTAGCTGTAGGCGTCGACGACGGTGTCATGGTGTATGTAGCAGTCGGAGTCACCGTAGACGTCGGATCAGCTGTCGGAGTCACCGTACCCACATTTTCGACCTGACACGCCAGAGTAGCCAGCAACAGGACTGCCAGGACGATAGCGATGCGTACTTTCATTGTTACCACCTCCTTCTGTTCTTTATTGCCTTCTCCAATAAGCGCGAGCTCTCGAGGTGCTGCCTGTATATCGGGTCAAGACGCCTCTTCTTAAGCTCCCGGTTGATCAGACCCTTCAGTATCTCCGCTTGATGCTGAAGCCTTCGAAACGCCTTCGCGCTGGTCCTCGATGGTGATATCATCCTTGCTCACTCCGAATGACTTTAGGAAGTCAATGTGGTTCTTCACAACCTTCCGCACGTCTTCTCCGCGCACAAGGTAATCTGTGTACCAGTGGCGGAACGGTTGCCCTTTAACCTCCGGTTTTGCAGGGTTGATCTCCAACAGCGTGACCCAAGTAGCACCCGTCTTACTTCCGTCTGCGTTTTTGTTGTCACGCACCACAATAAGAAACTGTCGCACGTTAACCTCCTTTCTTTTTACGGTTGATCATGATAGCGGCCAGGTGCTTGACGGCCTCCGCATGAGTCATGTGCGACCCGCCAGGGACCACGGACCACTTGCCGTCCTTTAGATGTAGCACCCTTTTACCAACGACTTTGTACGGCATATCACACCTCCTACTTTTGGCCTATCCACAGCCTCATGTGAGTACGCCACTCTGCAAAGCTGAAACGTCCGTGCACCGCCATGTACTGCGCTGCATAAGCACCATGCTCAAACACTTCCCGTATACTCAATACGGATTCTTCGGCTATCTCGCGGCAGTCCTGGATGATGCCCTCCGCTATAGAGCTGTCCGCCGTGAGACACGCCATCTGTATGCGAAACCGATCTTCCTCTATTATATTACGGAGGACTTCTGCAATCAAGCTGTTATGGGCCAGGGTCTTCAGTCGTGTCCTCATGGACTCCTCCCTTGTCCAACCGCCTCAAATCCGCAACCGACAACTCCCACGAGCCATCCTCCAGCTTCTTCCCTACAACGCCTTTATTGCACAGGGTTAGTACGTAGTTATAATTGCGCCCTGTGATCTTGGCCGCGTCTCGTGCCGAATACACCGGGCTTGGAGGAGCTGGGGGAGGAGGAGGCGGGGCTAACACACCCGCCTTGATCTCTCTCTCGCCACTGAACAGTATGGCACAGGTGTATATGATGGCCGTCAACGGCAGTGAGATCGGCAGGTACACGATTCGGTACTCTGACAGAGTCCACAACCACCCTGTGCCAGGCTGTACAGCCGGCAGGCTAGACGCCACGTAGGAAAGATCAACTGCATGCGTGGTTGCGTATATCAATTGTGTCGCCGCCGAGAACGTTGCGGCCGCGGCAAACGTCAAGATGTGGAACCGATTGCCCCTGCGGATCTCCCGTGCTGAGTAGAACATGCTTACGTCAGCAGCGACAGCCATCAACGCTCCCCAGAAGTACCACGCTAATAGTCCTCCAGCGGCCCACAGCCCTGGCAGCGAAGGACCCCAGGTAGCCCAGTCGATCTCAGGCGCTGCCCCCTCGAGAGTCACCGAGTAAGCCCACGCACTGTGTTTGAACGTAGCAACAGCCACAGCGATGTAAATCATCTCATACCAGCTTGGAAGCTTCAGTTTCATTTAGCATCTCCCTTTTGTGCCTTGAATACGAGGCACGGCAGTGGGCATATATACGCGACCTGTCTTGCGCGATCGATGTACATCCCGATCCACATGTCGTACCACGCAAAGAAAACCGTCACCTTCACTCGTCGGACCTTTCCGCAGCTCCCCAGCTAGTGCCTATCTTGACATCAGCGGGAAACGGCACGTAAGTATCATAATGTTTTGCAGGGATCTCCTGCATTATCTCAGCGAGTCTCTTGCCTGCAGCTTCGGCGTGTTCCTCTTTGACTTCGAGGTAAATGCCGTCGTGCATCATTAGGATCGGATGGCCTATCTGTTGCTGGACCATTTCATGGTAATACTGTGTAAGGCTCATTAGAGCAAGGTCATTCGCTGTAGATTGAGGTATGAAGTTGAGCGCCTCGTTCAAAATACGCTTGCCCTGACCTCCAGGAGGTATCATAGGGAATCGTCGCTTGCGTCCGAACGCCGTCTCGAGATACCCTTGAGACCTTACTTCATTATGAATCCACGACTGCCACCTCTTAACTTGGGGTATGTTGTCCATGTACTTAGCGTAGAACATCCGCGCTTTGTCAAGAGGCCACTTGAGCTGTCGAGCTATGCTCTCCGCTGTACGCCCATACCCTAGACCGAATGTGAACATTTTTGCAACCATGTATGCCTCATGGTCCTGTTTCTTATGCACGTCGAAGAGCCGGAAGCACATTTCATCGTGAAGGTTGCGCCCTTCCTCCCAGATCTTCTTCCACACGTCTTCCTGGGCCTCACACGCCATAACACGGAGTTCGGCTTGACTGTAGTCTCCACCCACTATCAGATACCCCGGACGAGCGATGATCAGATCGCGGATAGCGCCTGCCCACTTGTTCTTTGTTACTCGCGGCAGAGTTAGGAATACCCCCGCAGACATTCGCCCAGTCACGGTGCCTATAAGGTTGAAGTCTGGATGTACTACGTCATTACCATCCCTCGCCCTAAGCAGCCCCTCCAGATAAGTTCCGATTACCTTGTCGATGCTTCGGTACTGATCCATGAGAAGCAGAAACTTATTGTTGGGATCTCTTGTTAACAGCTCCTCAAGCACCTCGTCGTCCGTTGATGGTCCAGTCTTGTTGTACTTGACAGGCTTGAACCCTTCCATGTCGAATAATACCTGAGCCACCTGCTTAGGGCTGTTAGGGTTAAACCCCTTCCATGCTATCTGCTGCATGTAGTAGAGCATGCCGTTCCGCTTACGCATGTACTCTGAACGCAGCTCCTCGAGACGCTGGACATCAAGCAGCATACCGTACTCTTCCATCTCGGCTAATACCACTTGAGCCGGTTGCATAACTTTTCGATACGCTTTCCACCCACTTTCGTCAACTGCTTTACATACAGGCCCGATGATCTGGAGATTAACGTCGGTGTCACGAGCCGCGTAGCGATGAAGCACAGGGGTGGGGATCAATGCGTACGACGCCTTTTTGTTGGGCAGGTATTTACGGATATCTGCCTCCCAGTCAGGTATGCCCAACACGTCTTGTCCGATAGCCTTTAAGCCGTGTGTGCCGGGTGTCTCGTCGGACAAATACTGTAGATTCATCGTGTCCATCCAGCTCTTAGGCGGATTGAATCCGTACGCCTTGAGCCAGAGGTAGTCGAACGCGAAGTTGTGCCCGTACCACTGAACCGGAAGCGCGAACACCTCTGTCAGTATATCGCGTGCCAGTTGAGTTGTCAACAGCTCCTCAGGGATGATTACAGAGTGCCCCTCTTTCCACGAGAGCTGTACGCACAACAGGCGTCCCTTCCACGGCTTGTAGTCACTTGACTCGATGTCGCACGTTACCGGACTTCCATCTTCGTTGATCGGTCCGTAGAGATCTAGGTCTGCTATTATCCTGTTGGGTAGTAGGTCCAAATCTCCTGCAGTCAGCACCTCAAACTCTGTATCGGGAATCCCGTTGCGCTCGTCGTACAACCCCGCGAGGTCCTTGCGAAAGTTCATCACCTGGGTCGGCATGCGTAGGAGATACGCTGGGTGCGCTGCTACTACGACGCTCATACCCAGCTCCTCACTGAAGTAGTGGGATCCCCTAACGCTCATGATCCCTCCCTCCACAGTGGGCAGCACTGAGTTAAGGGCAGTAGCTCCTAGCACTAACACTCTGTCCGGCCCTGCTTCTAGGATCTCAGCCATCAGTCTCGGCCTACAGTGCTCAATGGCCTCAGGATAGTCTGACATCTTATTGCCCGGGGGGCGACATAGCACAGCGTTAGTGATGTGAGCGTCACGCCACTCTATGCCCGCCCTTGACAGTTCTTGGTGCAGTAACTGACCTGACCTACCAACAAATGGCTGGCCCTGGGCAACTTCTTCCTCGCCCGGAGCCTCGCCTACGATCAGTAGACGACGCTCGACACCCGTCCAGTTCACAGGGTGATAAGGATACACGCAGGGCATCCGCTGTAGCGGACAATCCTCACACCTTGCGTGTGACGCTTTTATGTTGTCCATAAGATACTCCCCACATATCCAATGTCTCGATGTTACTGACTATCATCGCAGACTGCTCAGGTGTTATCCACTCGATACCGAAGTAGTTGTCGGGCCTCTTAGGCTTGCACACCTTACCCTGTGCTATGTCTGACACAGACACCCCTTGATATCCTGCATGAAACGCGAGAGCTGTGTCAAGGCTCCGGATCCAAGGGTTGTACACAGACTGCAGATATATCTCCAACGGATCTGTCCACACTCCTAGCAGGTGATACTGCTTGTGCTTAAGTATCCTACCAGTGGCTTGCAAGTGACAGCACGCCGCAAGTCTCCCGCCATAGCCCCAGACCTCATCGACAGACTTCGGGATCATGACGGTGTCGATCCGTTGGTCGGTGTTAAATTCGTCGAAGCAGTCAAGCCACGACTGACGGTCCTTACCCTGTGCTACCGCAGCAAGCTTGGTGTCATGCTTTCGACAGTCTTGCACGACACTGTGGTTGTGACTTAGAGCCTCTGCAACCATCTGCATCGTCGCCTCTGCATCTCTAAGAGCGTCCGGTAACACAATCTCTTTTGCCTCAATGTCGTGACCCAAAGCTACCGTAGTACTTACGTAGTCCGGAGATCCGTTTTCCTCAACGCCGTTGTCGAGTATGACGTAGGACCCTTTGAACGACTGATCCTTGTGCCACTGTCGATACTGAGAGTCCTTAACGGCGATGTGGCTAAGAGCAAGATGATATTGGGGTCTGGGTCCCGAATCGAGACCCAGATGTAAGAACTTGGTTGGTAGGATATGAGCTACTCGCACTTTATAGCCCCTCTCATGATATCATATAGGATAGCAACGCCGTAGCCCGAGACGTCAAGCCATGGATTTTCGTCATCCACCCAGGACTCAGGATTGCGGTGGAAGTTCGCACGCCTTTTGAACTTATCGAAGATGCGAACCATCACCAGCACTTCGGAGTACGCGCTAGGTGGAATGCCCTCCGGATACAGCACCTGCAGAATACGCTGGGTGTCCGAGAGGTTGTCCCCGTAAGCTTTGCGCTTCTCGGTCAGCATCTCAGCGATGACAAAGCAGGCTTTGACGAACCATTGCTCAACGGCCTCAGGAGTCGGATCCTCGGGAGGGTCGGGTAGTTTGTACTTCGGCTCGTCGATCTTGACCTTAGCAGGCGTGATGCCGGTATAGTACTGCAATGCATCTTCGCGTACGTCAAGGGGCATTTGCTGCATTGCGTAGTAGGCACATCCTGCTCGATCCATAGGCCCCTCGACGTTTTGTACCGCTGAAGCGAGTTTGTCCGCCAGGTCGTGTGCGATTGTGATCTTCTGCTCTTGCGACGTACCCTCAGCCATTTACCACCTCCCGTAATCGAGTGAATGCCGAATCAACGAGAAGAACTCGTCCCTGACTTCTTGCTGTCGTTTGAACACTCCGGATACCTTGCTTGTTGTCATGACGCCCGGAGTGCGTACACCTCTCATCGTCATACAAGTGTGAACGCCGCTGGCAACGACTGCAACACCCATGCATCTTCCTAGCAGCTCCTCGATCTTCTTCGAGACATCGTCCACTAACCGCTCTTGCGTCTGCAAGCGGTGTGCACAGTGGTGGACTACCCTGGCGACCTTGCTCAGCCCCAGGATCTGGCCGTTTTTGTCAGGAGGATCCGGTATGTAGCCGACGCTGATCGTCGCGCTGAACGGTAGCAGGTGGTGCTCGCATAGGCTCCATGTAGGGATCCCTGAGACGACGACCATCTGATCTGCCTGGAACGACTCGAAGGTCGTGTTCATATTGTCGTCGCTGTATTCGACGAACTCCCGCCAAAAGTTGGCAACCCTTCGGGGAGTATCTGCTAAACCCTCACGATCAGGATCCTCCCCGATTGCCGTGAGGATCATGTGTGTGGCCACCTTGATTGCCTCGAGGTCTACGCGAGGCCGTTCAGCCTCGAGTGGCGGTTTGACCGCCGTGAGGATCTCCACGTCGGGGACCAGCTCTGTCTCAATGTAGATACCGTCACATTTCCTACAATGAAATGACGGAGGTACCGCAGAGCCTGTGCCTACAACACGATCTCCCTTGTAGATAAGGTGGCCGCATGAGGGGCAGCCTCCGACTACCTGATCCTTAGGCTGAGCCTCTTGCCAGGGTGTTGATGTCTGTGCCATTATAACTTAGCTCCTTTCTCTCTATTGCACTTGCGACATAGAGGTTGCACGTTATCTAAGGTGTGCTTACCTCCTTTGGATAGAGGGATGATGTGATCCATCTCTTCATATGGTGCATGACAGATAACACACATCCCTCCGCACTCCTCAACGAGCTCAAGCCACTGGGCCGCCGTGAGGTCTCCCTCCGTCAGAGATCGTCGTTTGTGTTTTGCAGACCGTCTGTACTCACGGTCTTTGGCATTTGTAGCAAAACGCTCTCTATAGTAGGCACGTTGCTCTTCTCGATGCTTTTGGTTTCGTTTCCCATTATTAACGACTCTTCGTGCAACCTCAGCTTCTTTATTTTTGTAGTACCTCTGCTGTTGGTACTTCTTCCGATCAAACGCCATTGAGATGCCCCCACATCAGAACGTGCATTTGAGGCAATACGTGAGGATCGTTTGCCCACCCCTTGTCCTGCATGACGCGCTCGGCTAGTTTTGTCGTGCGTGCGAGGATGGCTGATTGGGTATCACGTACAGGGTCTCTCGCGAGGTCCTTCGGCTGTACAGATTGGCCCTCACGACCTCTCTCGGGAGCAAATGTACCAATACTAAGATATAAGGGGTATTGAGGCCAGATGCGATTGATGACCTTTGCATACTCGTAGTCCTCATCTGTGAAGATGACTACTTTGAGATAGGTATTGGATAGACTTCCGGCCCTGAGGCACGCAGCCAAGGCCTCCATATCTGTATCCATGCCCGACGATGGGGGCTTAGGAGATATGACAAGCCAGTTAACCCATTCGAACCACGTCTGGGCCCTAGAGCCTTGAGTCTCCACGGCTATCTGCCAGGGGTATGGGTCCACTGCCTCAAACCCAAAACGTGCTACATTGATGAAGTGCGTCAGATCGTACAGTGCGGGGTTACCGCCACTTAACACGACCGAACCCACCCCAGTTTGCTTACGTTTACGGTTCATCCACTCAAGGATCTGCTCTTCAGACATCATTTCCTTGACGATTGGAGGTTGCCAGGTATGCTTGCTGTCACACCAGGAGCACTTGTAGTCACAACCTGCGAACCTCACAAAGAGCGTCCTGCGACCTACCATAGGACCTTCACCCTGGATTGTGCCTCCAAAGAGTTCACTTACTGGCAAAACGAGTTCTTTTGACATACTCCATAGCCTTTCTAATCGTTTCAGTCATATCACGGCCGCAATCAGAACACCTATTAGCCATAATAAGTTGCTCTACTGGTGCACGTCTCGCTGACTATGACGTGGCCCACAAACGCGTTCGTGTCTTTGAGATGCAGTAGCTCCGTAGCCTTGTGGAGGATCTCCCGGGCAAGGTTCTCACTTGTGGGATTGTCCAGCATCGTGAATACCTTGCACATCGGAGTAGTCGCGGGCAAAGCCGTTAAGATGTCGACCAGTGGATCTGAGATGTTGAGCATTGTGCCGTGATCTAAACGACCGTCGATCCACGCGCGCAGAGGTGCAAAGTCGTTGAAGTCAAACAGCATGCCGTGACGATCAAGCTCCGTGCCAGCGCTGCGGAGACAAATCGTAACTTCCCAGGTATGACCGTGGAGACTTGCGCACTTGCCTTTGTACCCATCTACTAGCCGATGGGCAGCGTCGAATTTGAACGACTTGGTAATTTCGAAGTGGCTCATAGCAGTCTCTCCTGGAGCGGATCGCATCCCGTCCAGTCGATCGGGATTGCGTAGTTGATCGGATCGATGAAGCCTGCGTCCTTGAACCCTTTGATGCGAAGCTGGCAACTATCGCACTTACCGCAGGCTTTAGCGTCGTAAAACAGCATGACTCCGTCTGAGTCGACAGGATTGTAGCAGCTCCAAGTGTCTCTGACAGGTACACAGAGCCTGATTGCGTGAGAGACAATCTGGTTTTTGTTGAGCGAGATGAGAGGTGCAACGATCTCGAAGTTAACGACTCCGAGTGCTTCGTTGATGGTCGACTGCATCGACATCAAGAACGACGCTCGACAATCAGGATACCCGCTCGAGTCACTCCAGTGCCACCCTCCGACAACGGCGGTACACTCTTGAGACACGGCGTAGGATGCAGCCAACGCTAACATGACCATGTTACGCCCGGGCACAAAGGTAGGAGCAACGCCCTCAGTGATCTCGCTCATGGAGGCGTCTTGGCGAGGCGTCTTGGACGAGTCGCTGAGCTGGTTTGAGGCGAACACTCGAGGCAGCTCAACGTGTTTCAGCTCGACGTCGAAGTGGTTGGCCAGCATCAGAGCGCGTCCCCACTCAATGAAGTGCCTCTGACCGTAGTTGAACCACACAGCCTGCTCGATAGTGATGCCGCGCTCCCGAGCCAGTCGAAACGCTGTAGCGCTATCCAGTCCGCCGCTCAATATTGCAAGTGCTTTCATTAGTATATCCCCTGTGTAAGTCTACTTGGGACGTCAAGCCCGGTCTGCTCTGCCATGGCAATGTCGATAGGATAGACATGACTGGGCCTTCCGTCAATGGCTTTAGTTGTAGGGGCCAGGATGTAAAATCCGGGCTCAGTGTCATTACCGTTAGTAGGCATCCGTTCACGCAGCTGTTGCTTCATCGCTGCAGAATCTAATACCGGCTGGTGTTCCCTCATGCGCTTTTGAAACCACCAGCGCAGCGCGGTCGTGAGGTTCATATATAACAGGTTTACTCCGGACTCATACCTGAAGATAAACCCTGGAGGTCTCTGGTCAACACTCATAGCCACCGCGGATACGACATCCTCAATGAACTCGTCTACCATGAGAGACGTCCGGCCTGTAGCTTGATTGACAACGTTATCCAACGCCGGTGTCAACACAGATGCCAGAAACTCAGCGTCAATCCTCGGGAACTCAAGCTCCATACACTCTACGAACGAAGCGAATGCCTGCAGTCCTACCGTCGTTACGGCGAGATTACGACGAACACGGTCTGGCAATGATCCAGTAAACACCTCCTTTGTGAGCGTCAAAGCCTCTTCGAAGTCAGGCTCGTAGTCCAATAGCCACGCTATAAGCCGCGTGCCGATAATACCGAGAGGTAGCTCCCTGAGTAGTTGAAACGCCGTGTATGCCTCTGTGCCCTCTGCAATCGTCTCGGGATGGAGACTAACTTGCACGATACGCTCCATACAAGCCGGGTCAGATATCGAGTCTTCACCGTCTACCGTAAACGGCGCGTGTAGCGTATAGTTCTGCGTTGTCTGATCAGGTTTGCCTCTGCTATCCTCGCCGAGATCGTAGGACAATCTAATGTAGCGCTCTAGTTGGTCATTCGATGTAGATGTCCTACGATACTCAGCGAACGATATGGGTACAGCATTTGTGGAACCTAATAACGATAACATGACAAACTTGGTGGAGTTAAAGTCCCAAGCTACAGGCTCCTCGTAGCAAAACAACGGTTGCATAACACCCGTAATCAAACTCGTCTTGCCAGACCCTCTCGTGCCGAACACGTTAAGTATCGGAAACCGCACGTTGGCCTTAAGCAACTTGTCCTTCACGAACGCTGCCGTATACCAGCCCAGCACAGAGTATACGATGTGTCTCTCGTTGACCTTAAAGTACAGGTCAAGAAACTCCCGCAGCATAGCCTGGACTTCGTCTTCCTGAGCCCAGACGAACTTTACTTTGGGGTGGACGCGCCTCGTAGGTAACCACACCATACGTGCAGCGTCCGGATCCAATATACCGCTATTGCACAGTGTTTGGGTGGGGCCTACAAATTCCTTCCCATGCACACCGATAACCGGAGTACCTTTACGCTTAGGCAGGCCCTGGTTTCGAAGCTGATCCATCAGGTGCGGCAATAGCCGTCTTACATCAGCATCTCCGCCTAACCACTGCCACGCCATCGCAGGTAACTGGCGAGTCAATGTGTCCACTCTGTTAAACGCACTGCGAGTAAACGGGATGCTCTCCCACGTATAGCCCGCTGCACGCACATTGCACAGTATGGTGTCCTCTGTGTTATCCGACATGTCTCCCTGTAGTAGCACGCGAGGCTCCATCGCGAACGTGGACAGCTGTTTCATAGCTCCGTCCGGGTCCACAGCGAACATGCAGTCATCCGAGTTGACGATTGTCCACTTGTCGTGTAGGGTTCTCTTGGAGACCTTTTTCGTCTTGACCGGTTCTCCGCCAACTTGTGGCACCCCAGTGTCCACGACTTCCGTCTCACCACCGATGCTCTCGCGAGCTCGCGTCAGGGAGTGCTCCAGATATTTGTCGCCCTCCTCGCGGAACTTATCGCCAATGGACCGTTTCTCAAAGATGTATCTTACGGTATCCTCGGCCAGGCCTGCGATCATTAAGGCCCGTATTACGGCCCAGTCACGCTCGCTTCGACTAGCATACCCGCGACCATCGCCGATGTCTACGCGGCGCGCCATCTTGACCGGAAGGCTTACTGCCCCGAGGATGTCTTCGAACGGATACTCGAAGTCTACCATGCAATGATGCAGAGTTACCTCTCGAGGTTCTCCGTACTTGAAGTTGTATGTGCCCGGTAGACGGAATATCCTTGCGGCATCCCCCAGAGGGTCTCCGTTGATTTCGGCGGCGAGTGCGTTGCAGACCCTCTGGACTAACTTGAGATCCTCTGTTCCGACTGTACGATAGTACAGGTGCACGCCTCCGCCAGTATACACAATCATGTGGGGAGGCAACACGATCCTTGACATGACGGACTTTAGGATCTTGTCAGACGGGATGTCGTTTACCTTCTTAGCATCTATATCAATCCAAACCCAGTATGAACGTTTTACTGCTTCATTTGTACCTCCCTTGGTAGCCCTAGCGTTAACCCCTATGTACAGATTGTACTCATCCCTATACTTCTCAACCCATGCTATTAGCTCGTCGACATCTGAGCTGAATAACCTGACGTTCTTACGGCCATCCCGAAATCCTCGCACTTCTATGAGTTCGTCGGGGCGGATATCCTCGTGTAATGCACAGATGAATTGTCGGGTGGCTTTCATAGTATCCTCAGTATGCAGGGCTCGTCGGTGCTGGTATGGGGCGAGCCCTGTAGACTCAAACCCTCAGAACTAGAACTCGGAGTCGTCCTCGTCCTCGAGCTCCTCTTCGGGGGGAACGTACCGGTTGATGCGAGAGACCTTGCGGCCGTCGAGAGGGAGAGTGTCAATCTTGGTGATGACATCTACCTCCTTGCCGGGCATATCGGTAACGATTGCAGCGATGTCGAGAGACCCGTCGACGTCGAAACCCATAGCCCTCAGAGCCTTCTTGGCCCTCCAGAGAGCATCCGGATTCAGATACAGACGGTCCCGTAGCTTGCGTCCTGCATACTCCTCGGGTTCGGTCACGACCGTTTCGATCTGGATGAACGGCTTGCCATCCTGACCGTGATCGAGTGAAGCCTTCTGAACCTCGACGTAGTATGCCCCTACGGGTAGGGGGTCGTCGCTCAGCTCCTTGACCTCGCTGAAATCAATTACAAACGAATCTTGTGCATCATCCGTGCTTTGGTCCTGCATACGTCTACGTGGCATAGCCTATTTATCCTTTCCGACGAAAGCGTCGTAGATCCTGTCCATCGTTGGATTAACCATCTCAGCACCGAGTCGAGCAGCTCTGCCCGGCCCCCATACTCCAGCCTTGAAACGGCGGGTTGGAGAGAAGTATGCGATTCTCTTGCCCTCAGGATCGTCGGACGACGTCTTAACATCCAGGTAGATGTAAACCGCCATCATCGAAGGGATGTCGTCCCGCAGCTGCCCCGATAGGCTCGGCATACGGTACTCTTTGCCATCCACGTCGTCTTCCTTGATCCTGACCAGGCTGCACCCTATAAGGTGCGTACCGAACTTGAGGAAATGTTCGAACACCCCAAGAACCATGCCCCGCGCTTCGCCGAAGTCCTCAAGCCACATGTCCTCCATGTTGGCTCGAGTCTTACCATGGCGATCACCGCTCCGCATGTTCCGCTCCATGATCTTAGTCAGAGCTTTGCGGTGGAGCTTGTCAACCTCATCAATAATAATAGTTCGGTATCTTCGTTCCGCCAGAGCGTTCTTCCCGCGAGGCCCAGGACTCAACCAGGTATGCACCTCACTGATGCCGTCGAAGTCAAGCACGCGGGCTACCTCTACACTCTCAAATCTCTTTTCGCCTCGGATCGAGTCTGCGGAGGTGCCACAGTCTACCAACAATACAGGGCTCATTTCCTCGACTTCAGCTGACGAACATGCAAGGATCGTCTTGCCTGCCTTCGAGTGTCCGTAGATAAACCCCGTAAACGGCGGCGGAGCTGAGGTGTTCGATACGAACTCAACGTGGGACTTACGTTCCTTCTGAGGCGGATTCTGACTCACTGTCTGTCTCCTTGGTAAGACCTTCGGCTAGATCCATCTTCTGTTGTACGATGTCCAACTGCTTTAGCAGGTCGACGTGTGCTGCGTGCGATATCCGTCCCATCCCCCACAATCGGACCACTCTCCGGCGCAGCAGGTTCAGCTCACGCAGACCGTTGGTGTCAAGTCCTTTCATCAGACGGCTCCTCTCCGGAGGGTAGTACAGAGCTCTCGGCCCCTTCAACGGGTTCTCCATAAGTAGCAGTACCCAGAAGTTTCCGCTCAACACTGTCAAGATCCTGCAGGATGCCTTCGAGTTGCTCGTATGTGATACGCCCAACACCATACACACGCTTAACCCGTTTACGGAGCACCTCAAGCTCCCGAACGCCTTTTGTAGACAACCCTTTCATTAGTAATAGTCACTCCTTTCGTAGTCTGACTCTAATAGTGCTTTATAGTTGAGTCCTAGTTGTTTGGCGGTACATGGGCCGAAGAACGCGCACTTGGAGCAGTTCTGCTGTGAGGAGCTAGCGTACATGTAGGTATCCGGGTTGGTCAACTCGTCTGTCAGCCTGAGGATATGGTCGCCCATGTACCGCCTCTGTTTGGAGTTGGCTATCACCTCTGTACGTAAAAAGTAATCCCCTCCCTCTTTACCCGCAATGAACTTAAGCATGTCGGTGTAAGAGTTGGGGCTGTATCCTAACGCAATTAACCCGTCGTAGAAAGCTTCAGCAGTTGTCACGATGTTTTTGGCTACAGACACTCCCCCAGATGCCAACTCCTTGGGCTTGGTAGGGCTCTTCTTACGTAACCATGTATATATTGTACCTACTACGGGAATACCCGAGACCTTCTCTACGGCCCACTGATACGCAGCTGCTTGATCATCTATCTGTAGCCAGGCCAGGTCGGTCGGCAATGACGCGGTCGTTTTGAATTCCTTGATCCACACACTGCCGTCTTTCTTTTGCACTAAACCGTCGTACTTAAATGTAAAGTAATGACCGTTGTCTAGTTCTATAAGGTCTCTTACCTCAGTGTTCAACATCTTGAAACGGTCGTTATGCTTGGCCCACCGTTTCATATATGCCTGTAGAATGTACGTAAAACTCAATGTCTCGTCCCGAATCTCCTCGTAGCGAGGATTCGCAACGTACCCCTGCAAGGCCTCAAGAGCCTTTCGTTCGTACTCTGTCCACGCCGTCTCATTGCCGTTGTAGTACATCTCCAAAGCTTCGTGAGCTATCTCACCCACAGTGTAGTAAATAGCCGGTACCTGCGGCCGTAGACCCATGCGTGCTGAGATAGAAAAGTCTGCTAGTTGACGACACTTCTTAAAAGTCTTGAGGTCACTAATCGAAAACATGCTCATGCTACCAATTTTTCCTTCCTTTGGTTGAGGCGTCTCTCATGTTATCCGCTTGTGTCCCTAATAAAAGATGTGCCGGATTAACACATGAGGGATTGTCACACGTGTGCATTATAATCTTACCAGAAGGTATCATTTTGCGGTGAGCAATAATCCATGCTACACGGGACGCGATCAAATTTCTGCTCTTCAATCCAAACGCGCCGTATCCCACAAGCTGTGACGCCCCAAACCAAATCCAACATTCATCAGGTTTTCCGACATGAACCCAGGACCAGAATCGGGCACTTGCATCCAGAATGTCTTGCAGCGTTATAGGATCACTACGGCGCTTTTTGTAGTATTCCCTGCGGTATTCGATCGAGCATGACGAAGACTTTTTCGATTCCATACTAGTATTATAACAGGTCTTTTAGTTTTCTACCAGCACCATCTTTACTTGCATGACTACGTCGCTCTCGGTAATCGTTTTTATCTTACGCATAAGGACCTTAACCACATATTCGTCGATGGTGTCCTTTGCAACTAGCGTATAGATCATTACTGGATCCGTCTTACCTACAGCAACGGCACGATCTCTGGATTGCCTCCACTGTATGCTACTCCACGGCTTGTCGAGGTATACTACGTAGTTTGCATTGTACAGGTTTAGACCTACACCGCCCTTAGCAGGCGTGGCACAGAGGGTTCGGGAGTTCCCCCTTTGAAAACGTACGAGGGCCTGGGGATCGTCTCGCTCACCAGCAAACACCTCGCCACCTGATATGTGTGCAGCCAAAATCGCACCGTCCACGAACGTACTGTATACCAATACCTGCTCGTCCTGAGGTATTACGTCCGTGAGGAGATCCTTGAGGACGTCTAACTTACCATTAGGGGTGTTGCCCCATAGATCATGATCCAGTAGAGCTGGATGAACGGTCAGCTGCCGTAGTCTTACGATGCGGGCTGCCTGGTTGGGGATGTCTAGCTCACCGCTACGCAGTTCAAGGATTACTGCCTTGACCGCCTCATCGTAGATGGTACGATGCTCGTCAGGAAGCTCCGTAATGACGTCCTCTTCGACGACTTCGGGCATGTTTGCAACATCTTGCGCCCGCCGTCTAAGTACAAACGGTTTTAGGTGCTCCTGCATTAACTTGGAGTTCTTAGCTCCGACTACAGACGTGCCGAATCCGTTGTTGTGAGTTGTTGCGTACCAAGATACCCACGTCCAGTAGGAGCTAAATAGTCTTGGCTGGATGATGCTCAGGGGAGTCCACCAGTCGGCAGGAGTCTTTTCGACAAACGTGCCAGACAGTAGGAGTATGTGTACCGCTTGTATGCGTCTAACCATCTTAACGGTACGAGACTTGCGGGACTTAAGACGGTGAGCCTCATCTCCAATGAACGCACCCCAGTTGATACTGAAGAGCTTAGGGATTTTCATCAATACGGTTTCCCAGTTGGCTATTACAACAACATCGTCATGCTTAAGAGCTGTGGCTAGCCTGTCACGCCGAGACTTAGCGTCCCGCTTAAGTACTGCAATAGTCAGTCGATCAGGCATCCATCTACGCACGTATTCGATCCACTGAGGTATCAACGACTTGAGGCACAAGATGAGGATAGGACCGTTGATGTAAGCCAGAGCCCTCAGAGCCTGTACTGACTTACCTAAGCGAGGATCGTCGGCGACCAGACACAACATGCGTCCGCCGTTATACTCTCGGGTTGCTCTAATACGTGCCACTCCGATTGTCTGAAAGTCGTAAAGACCTGGCTCGTTAACAGGATCGCATTCTAATAGCGAGGTCCGCGCTAATTCGCTTCTATACCATGAGCTTAGACGCGATGTCAATTTTACTTCGACGCCTTGCTTTTCAGCCCAACGCTGCAAGCGCGTAAGCACAGTGGGGGTGGGAGGCAATGCCAAGTCCTCTTGATGGACCATGTCGCCCATTGGGTGAGAAAACTTCAGGGCCCTGGATGCTTCTTCCATCTCAGGACCCCGAAGAGATAACTCGTATACGACTCCGTTCCGCTCCCTGGTTG